TGCCGGCGGAGGAGGCGGCGGACGTGCAGAAGACCTTGAGGTCGTTCTGGGCGACGATTGCCGGAGTGTCCCTGAAGCCTGGAACGACTTATTCTCACGGAAGAATCGAGAAGTCCCTTGAGCACTTACGAGCACACTTCCGAAGGATTGGGCGTCTCGCTCCGAACATTCAGGCCAATCCATCGTATGACTCGGAAACAAACCGCGCGCAGCTCGCCATCGTCGTCGAACCGGCCGCGGGTCGGAAGATCACGGGGACGTAGGCATGGCCGTGATCTATGAGGCCGTTTACGCCGGTGACCATTATGGCGACCGACAGGTATTCGGGTCGGACGCGCTCATCGTTTCGACGGACACCGTCGGCGGCGGTGGCACCGGCAACGTCATCGCGGTAACCCAATCCATCGCGATCGCTCAGTTGATCGTCGCTGCCCTGAACGGAGAATGAGAATGGGATACATCGCGATCAAGCCGCTGGTCATCACGAAGCGGGAGGACGGCTCCGACCTGTACCTCTACGACGGAGCACCAGTCCCGGGGCACGTCAAGGGCGAAGAGTTGCAGCGGCTCCTCGACGGCGAGTTCATCGCCGAAGACGACGCGGCTGAGGCTCCCGCCGATGTGCCGCCGGCAATGGAAGAGAAGCCGGCCGGGAACGCGTCGCTCGAGGCGTGGCAGAGCTACGCCAAGTCGCAGGGCACCTCCGAGGAAGACCTCGACGGGCTGTCCCGCGACGACATCCGGTCACTGTTCAGCTGACCCCGGGTTAGGAGGCCGTCATGGCGGATCCATTCGCGACACCTGATGATGTCGCGGCGCGGTGGCGGCCCCTCACCCCAGCCGAGGTGATCGTCGCGGAAGCGCTCTGCGGGGACGCGTCGTCGCTGTTACGGGCACGGTTCCCCGGTATCGACGCGAGCATCGCCGGCGGCTCGCTCGACGCGAACGTCGCCCTGATGGTGTGTGCGGGCATGGTGAAACGTGCCCTCATCGCACCGGACGACGGTGTCTCGCAGGAGTCGGAGACGGCGGGGCCGTTCTCGCGGTCGCAGTCGTTCTCGAACCCTATGCGGAACGTGTTCCTCACAGCCGCGGACGAGACGTTGATCCTCGGGTACCGGCCGAAAGCGATGACGGTCGGCTACGCCAATACGACGACGCGGGTTGAGAACAGCGGGCCCGCGTACGTCTACGGATGGTTCTAGGCCGTGGACTTCCCGTTCGGGGAGATGATCACCCTCGTCCGTAGGACTGTCACCGGTCAGGATGGTGATGGAAACGACGTCTACGGCGAGACGTTGACTGACGTGTCGGGTGCGTTCGACCCGGCGGTCGGGTTCGAACGCACTCAGGGCATGGATCAAGTCGAGTCGCAGCCGCAGGTGCTGCTGCCGGCGGGGACGGTCGTCGCGTCGGTTGATGCGGTGATCGTCCGGGGTTTGCGATTCGAGGTCGACGGCACCGCGAACGTGTGGAATTCGCCTTTCACGGGGTGGGCTGCCGGTGTCGCTGTACCACTCAAACGGGTTACGGGGTAGGTCATGGCTGCGAACTTCCAGTGGGATTACGCCGGCGGCCGAGAAATGTTGAACGCCCCGTGGATGGTCGCGGAGATGCACGCCCGGGCGGAACGCGTCAAAGAAGCCGCGATCGGACTGGCGGCCGAGCATGTCTCCACCGATGACCGTTACGGGCATTACATCGACGATTTCGAGGTGGATTCCGGCACTGAAGGCGGCATCCACCACGATCGCGCGTGGGCTCGAGTCACGAACGATAACGAGATCGCGGCATACGTCGAGTTCGGCACCAGCAAGATGACTGAGCAGGCAATTCTGCGCCGGGCACTCGACGCGGCCGGCTAGACAATGATCGCTGTCGAGAAAGTGACCCGGCAGTGGACTGACGACTACTTCCCGGCTGCCCGGGTGGTGACGGAAACACCCGCAGATTTCGACGTGATGGGGAACCTTCCGCTGATCAAGGTGTGGCGGGTCGGCGGCGGTAACAGGCTGATCCTCGATCAGGTCCGCATGTCGGTCGACACGTTCCAACTGTCCCGCGACGACTCCCGCATCCTGGCTGAGCAAGTCAGGGATGCATGGCTGTACAAGCTGTCCGGCAGTAAGACGGGGGGCCTGTACGTCACCCGGGTTGAATGCACCACCGGCCCAATCTGGGTTCCCTACGATAATCCGAACGTTCGACGTTTCAATGCTTCCTACACCCTGCACGTGAAACCCCTCTAACACCCCCAACAACACCTGCCTGTCCTGGTGGTCTGCGCCCACCTGAACGGGTCAACACCCAAACCCAAAACCCATCCCTTGGGAGCGCAGACATGACCAAGAACGTGAACAACGTCCACGCCTACGGCGACATCACTCAGGCCATCTGGACGTCCCCGCTGGGCACCGCGAGCCCGTCCACCCCGACCGCCGCCTACCCGGCTGGCTGGTCCGAGCTCGGGTGGGTCGACGACGGTGGTGTGACAGAGTCGCAGACATACCAGGAGACGAAGGTTTACGGCTGGCAGGGCGCGTCGCTGCTGCGCGTTTTGCGCAGCCAAGCTGAGCATTCGTTCAAGTTCAACTGCCTGGAAGAGACCGCCGCAGTCCTCGGACTGTTCCGCCCAGGTACGACGCAGACCACGACCGGCGCGACCGCCGACGTGCAGACCATCACCATCACGGGTTCCCCGACCGGTGGCACGTTCACCTTGAACAACATCGGGTACGGCGCTGCGTCCTACACCGCCGTCTACAACGTCACCACCACGGCTTTGGCTGCTGCGTTGTCGGCGATCATCGGCGGCACCGTGGGTGTGACCGGCACAGCCGGCACGACCTACGTGGTGACGTTCCCGGCATCGCTGGGGAACCTGACCGTGATGACCGCGGTGTCGGGGCTGACCGGCGGCACCACCCCCACCGTCGCGGTCGTGAACACCACCCCCGGCGTGAACGGCGTCACGTCGTGGCCGGTGAAGCCGTTCGTGTCGAGGAACCTGCGTCAGTTCGGCATCGACCTCGTCGACGGTTCGGTGAGCCGCCGGTTCCTCGCACAGTCGGCGGAAGTGACCTCGGCCGGCGACATCGTGTACAAGGCTGATGCGCTCGTCGTCTACCAGTTCAACTTGGACGTGTACGTCGACTCGTCCGGGAACTTCTTCACCGAACTCACCAACTCCCCGGTGGTCGGTTCGGGCCTGTTCACCTAAACGGGTGGGGGTCGTGTGGCGCGCAGACCACCGGCCCCCACCTCTCATCCCCATCTGCGCGACTGGAAGGTAGCTGCGCATGCCTGCACCAAAGAAAACCGCCCCGAAAATCGTGGACGCTGAACTGCCACCTGTGGTGTTGGTGGACGAGCCGATCCCGGACCTCGAGCCGGTGGTGGCCGCGGCCGACCCGACCGACCCGCCGGACCCGAAAACCGATGCGCAGCAGGCTGCGGCTGAGGCCACCGAAAGCGACAACACGACGGTGCGCTTCGAATACAAGACGGAACGGTTCAACATCGACCGCAGCAACATCCGCCGCGCCGCCGTAAGGGCCGGATGGCAGGTCAACGACGCCGGCCTCATCGTGCAAGGACTCCTCGGCACCGAGGAGTTCAAGTGGTTCATCCAACGCCACGCTGAGGACGATCTCGACGAACTGCTGATGGGGTTCCTCAACGCCTATGGGGAGGCGGTGGGGGCCCCAAACTCCCCGTCCTAGTCGCGGTGATCGCCGAACATCACCGTCAGGTGGAGTTCGACTTCGCGTGCCGCGGCTGGGACCTCCTCGATTTCTGGCGCGGCGACATGACGTTGCGGGCCCTGTCGGTGCGGGTGGATGGGCTCCGCGAGGACACCACGACAGCGACGTGGCGGGCCGCTGTCGGCGGCCCCCACGACAGCGAGCGGGACCTTCTCGCCGACATCGCCGACATCCTCGCCTCAGCGAACTGGCAACGGACCGGCGATAAGGACGCCCCCCGCCCGCCGGCGCATCCACGGCCGGGGGACG